AATGAAGAACACGATGAAATTGCGTTAGACGACATCACTATAGACGATGTTGTTGCTGCGGAACCTGAAGATCCAATAACAGACGGTATTGATCTACCAGATGCAGAACCTGATCAAGAAGAAGTAGAAGACACTAAAGATGAGCCTGAAGAGAGCCCAGACGAAGAGGAACAACTTGAAGAAGATGAGGAAGAAGAAGAAGAAGAAGAAAATATAGAGGAAGATCCAGAACAAAATGGAGAGCCAACTGTAGTTTCTGAAATTTTAGAAAAATTAGGGTATGAGCCATCAGATCAATATGATGATACTCCTGAAGGACTTCTTCAAATGACTAAGGATGTATCATCTCAGCTAGCTGATGATAGAATGGATGAAGTTTTAAATAACTTCCCGTTAGTAAAACAACATTTAGAATATGTTTTACAAGGAGGCCAGTCTAATCAATTTATGGCTGCGCATGACCCAAGAGCGGATTATGCAGAGTTTCAGTTAAATGAAAATGATACAGCTTCGCAAAAAGTAATTTTAAGTAATTATTTAGAGCTAAAAGGTCATGATAAAGAGTTTACAAATGAGTTACTAGAAGATTATGAAGATTCTGGTAAATTATTTAAAAAGGCTGCTGCGGCCAAAGATGCTTTAAGTAAGCATCAAACGCAGCAACGTGAGGCTATGTATGAGCAGCAACGTGAAGAGACAGTAAAACAGGAAGAGCAACAACAGGAATTTTGGTCTGGAGTTGCAGATACTATTAAAGGGTCTCAAGAATTTGCTGGAATTACAATACCGGAAAGAGAAAAATCAAAGTTTTTTAACTACATTTCTCAACCTGTAAACAACGAAGGTCACACACAAAGAGATCTAGATCACACTGATGCAGATATGGATGTGAAGCTAGCAATTGATTACTTGATGTACAAAGGCTTTAATCTTAGTGATATGATTAATAAGAAAGCAAGTACAAAAAGTGTCAGAACATTGAGAGATAAAATTTCGAGTAGAGAAGAAAGTGTTAAAAGCGCAAGAAAAGCTCAAAGAAGGACTACGAAATTTGATGTTGATGATTTAGATCTTACTATTTAATAACGGCAATATTTAAACTTTGCATATATAAAATTCATTAATAATGGCGAAAACAGGAACAAACATCAGCGTACAGAAGGCGTTTTATAACGATTCTCAAATGACTGACATGAACAGTCTTGCTAATGCTCTGTTGTCTAAGCCTACTGAATTGTCACCAATCATTACCCACTTAGCGGGTAAAGAAGATAAACGTTTTCCACTTTCTTTCTTAACTGAAGGTGTTGGTAACGTAAAATCCATTGATCGATTGGAATACGAATACCGTGTTAAGACTCATTCTTTAAAGACTAGACCACTAGCAGCAGCAGCAGCAGGTAGTAACCACGGATTAGGTGGTGGAACTTTTAAATTAGTATTTCCAGATAAATGGTTTGTATTTCCTTACGTTTTAGTAAACGGAGCAGGAGAACAAGTACGAATTATGGCAGAACCAGTACAAGTAGCAAACGGCTATGAGTATTTAGTACGATTAGTTAACCCAGACGTAACAGCTAAATTAACAGCTGGAATAACAGTGGGATCTCTTTGGGCGCAAATGTATGCACCAGTAGGAGTTGACTTCTCGCGTGGGAACGCAGCTAACTGGGAGACTCCAGGTAGAGTTCGTAACAAGATTGGTACAATTCGTAAATCATACCACATGTCTGGTAACGCTAAAGATTTTGTAGCAGAATTCTCTCTTCCTAAGAAAGGTGGCGGATCTACAAAACTTTGGATGGACTACGAAGAGTATACTCACATGCTTAACTTTAAAGAAGAGTGTGAAATGTACTACTGGTACGGACAAAAAACTTATGACGCAAAAGGTTCAACTCAAATGAAAGATGAGAATGGACAACCCGTTGTAATTGGACCAGGTCTATTAGAGCAAATCGTAAATCGCGATACTTACTCTACTTTGACTGAGTCTAAAATTAAAAATATCATTGGTGACTTATTCTACGGAATGTCAGACGCCAATGCTAAGCAAGTTACTTTGTACACAGGTACTGGTGGGGCTCGTGAATTTGACGAAGCTCTTAAAGGACACTTTGGTGACAATGCTAACTCGTGGAAAGTAGGTGGTGAAAATCGTTTCATCACAGGTTCCGGTCGTTCTTTAGGTATGTCTGGTTACTTTACTTCTTATGAGCACATTGATGGTCATACAGTAAATGTAGTTAAATTACCTTTATTCGATCACGGTCCTATCGCACAAGCTCGTGCAAAGCACCCTGTTACAGGTTATTCTCTTGAATCTTACCGTATGGTATTTGTTGATCAATCTAATTACGATGGTCAATCAAATCTACAAATGATCTCTAAGAAAGGTCGTGAGATGATGAGATGGTGTGTAGCTGGTTCTGTTGTACCTCGTGGATTTGACTCTGGTTCTGCTAGAGCTTCTGACGTGGATGGTGCATCGGTACATATGTTGAAAACAGCAGGTATTATCTTGAAAAGATTTGATACTTCGCTTGACATCACATGTGTAGCATCTTAATAAGGCGTTAATCGCGTGTCTATATATTGGTTTTTTGGTTGAGTTGTGGGGGAGTAATCCCCCACTTCTTTAACTTTTAAATAGAGGGACGTATTCTTTGTACCTCATCCTAACAAGTAAAGAACATAAAATTATGAGTAAAAAAATTGTTATTCGACGTAAGGAGATTCTTAATCACCTACCGAAAGAGATAAGAGCGGAAGCTATATCAAAGTTAAGTAGTGTCTTTGTGAATAGACAACCACTTAAAGGGTTTAACCCAACAGATGAAAAAAAATATTTGAACGGAATTTTAGATGTTACACCAGATCATGTTGATTGGCCAAAACATACAAAGTTATTCTGGGCAGAACTAACAATTCCAGTAGGATTTACAGGAGTTGAATTAGAAATAGGAAAGCATGAAAATGGGGATCCTATTAATATAATGGATTTTATTAAGTATAGTTTTGCTATTAAGCATCCTCAAGTAGGAATGTCTGAAAACGAAATGAATAATAAAGGTGGTAGATTTTATATCTACGATACTAATAGAGACGAAATGAAACGTTTCAATGATATTCAAGTACGAAAAGATGCAGATAAAGAATATATCAAAGTATCTTCAGATTTGAAAAACATGAAAAGAATCTTACGTCTAATGAGCAAAAATGTTAATCCTGACACTTTGGGTCATGAACAAGTAGAAAACGCCTTATATGATCTAAAATCATCTGATCCTAAGAAATTTTTAAAGATAGCTCAGGACAAGAACTTAGAAATGAAAGCTGAAATAGATGAAATGATTTCTTCTGGGATTTTACGACGTATTGGAAATCAAATTATTTTTATAGATGAAATACTTGGCGAAACAACAGAAGATACTGTAATCTATTTAAAAAATAAAAAGAACTCAGGAAAGTTAACAACTTTAAGAGCAAAGCTTAAAGAAGTATCAATTTAATGTAATGGAATAATATACTAATGAATATTACGGAAATGCATTTGGCGGTTCAGCAAGGAGTGGATAAGATTAATTCATTCCAAGCTGACACGCTT